TATCAGGATCATCCGCAACGACTGCAAAAATCTTCGTTCCAGATTTGATTGACTGACTTGCTGGGTAGAACTGTTGTTGCTGTACTTGACCAGTAGAGGCATTGGTAAAACTAACACCTAAAAATATACCGCAAGGTGTAGCTGTAGCTGTACCAGTGTCTTTCTCAATCGTTCCATCAGAAATACGTTTTACTAAATCGCCATAGAAAATGTTTGTGTTGTAACCACTTGCAATTTCCATCTGACGAGTTGCCCCTGCAAAGACTTGACCACCAATTAAATTGACTGGTTTTAGTCCATAGGGGGCTGATACGGTTGGGTAAGCCATATTAAACTCCTAAATTAAAATTAACCTTTACCAAAGGTCGTCGTGGACTTGCTCTCTTTAAAGAGCGGCATCCTTGGGTCACTTTGGCGCATAAGGCTACTGTCTACAGCTTCCATCTGATTTTCTGCTTGCTTTTGGTAATGTGAATTACGTTGGGCAACAAATTCTTCTGGAGTCTTGCAAAGCAATAACCCTGCAATCTCAATATTGTCCTTAAAACGACTATTGGGATCGACTAGCAGTTGGAACTTCGGTTGCTCCTCTATTCGTACAGGTTCCCATCCTTCTCTGAATTTGGCAGAGATATTTCGGGGATCCGCAGTACCTAAAGTAGAAACTCTGATCCAACGATAAGAAAATCCTGCTTGCTTATCTGGTTCTGGCAACAATTCAGGCGGTTTCCACTGCTGGGGACGCATGCTTTGTTGACGATCTTCTACTTCACGAGGTTTTCTGTTTTCAGCCATTTTGGGACTCCAGTTTAGTAAGTTCACGAGCGTATTGCTCTGGTGTTAGATTAAATTTCTTAGCCAGTTGTACTTGCGTTGGCGTAAGTTTGACTCTTTTTGGAGAGGTAGACCTAGTCGCTGGCGCAACTACCGTGCTCGGCTTACTAGTTTTTACAGAGGGTTTGGCCTCCGTCTCCGAAGAGTATTTGGTCTCTTCTGCAACCCCAAATTTCTCTGGGAATCTTTGACGCATTTCTGTGTCAATGACCTTGAAATAGTGGTCAGATCCTATCGGAACTCCTTCTCTTTCCAAGCGTCTATGAACACCCATCGCTAGGTAGCTCATGTCTTCATCAACCCCGTACCACTGATTTTTGTCCAGCCAAGATTGGGTTTTTGAGTCCAATCTTTGAGGTTGTTGTTGTATTTGTACAGGAGTTTCTTCATTTTGTAAAGTGTCTTCTGCAAATTCTGGTTTGTACTGCTCCACCTGTTGGGATTCAAGCTGTACTTTGGTGAGTTTTTCCTGAGCTTCTACAAGACGATCTGAATCGCCAGAGTCATATGCGTTCTTGTATTCCGACTTAGCTTTTTCTAATTCATGGGCTATGTTTTCCTTGTACTTGGTATGCAAGGTCTGTTCGCCAGCGCTTAATTTGGTTTTAAGTTTTTGATTTTCCGCAAGCAATTGCTGTGCTACACGGGCAGCCTCTTTCGCTTCTTTAGTTGAGTCTTCCCTTGCTCTGCGTTCATCATTCCAAACCTTCTTAAGCTGTAAAAGTCGCTCCTTAGCTTTGCCAGTAAAGGCTTCTAGGTCATCTGTATCAAGCTCTTCAACGATATCTTTAGGCATTGGTGTTGAATTAACACGGTCTTCCTCTGGGGTATCGTCTTCGATGATGATTTCAAGCTCTTCTTCTTCCTTCTTTTCATCAGGAAACTTAAATTCTTCCAATTCTAATTCAGGCATGATTTTCTCCTTAAGGTCTGGTTATGCCACGGGGATCTTCGACTATTCCTTCTACAGAATCGTCATTGATGATCCTAAATTCACGTCCGTGGATCTTTAATCGTGTGCCAGAGTTTGGTCTGGCTAGGATAAAGTCACCAACTTTGCACCATGGCCCAGTAGGGAAACGGCTTTCGTCCTTGTAACAATCAGGACCCATTTTGACAACAAAAAACACCGTTGATAGGACTTCTTCGTGACGCAGTGTGGTATCCGATTTGAGGATTCCGCTTTCGTAAGTCTCATCAACATCAGGAATAGCGCACAAAATGCGATATCCAGAGGGTTCGGGTAGTTGTTTTGCTTTTTCCTCTGCTGTTTGAGGCAGAGTTGTTACCGCTGATACATCATCGGGATTTGAGCCGATTAGTATTTCAGTCATTAGATTTCTCCATTCGTTGTTTGAGGTCTGTTATTGCTAAACATGCGGACTCAAGACCCCGTATTTGTCCACAAGCGTACTTATACTCCTCGTAATTGGCACAATTTCCCGCAGAAATAGCGTTTTGGAGCATATTTATACGGTCACGGTACTCATTTAAAAGGTAATCCAAGTTTTTATCCACTATCTTTTCCCTGTTTGAGGTTTAGTTAGTTGTTGCATCTTGGAAAGTTCTTGCATTCTCTTGATTTCAACTTCCATAGCGTCTTTTTCTGTTTTTGCCAGAAGCTGAGCGCCAGCAATACGTTCTTGAGAGGCAATTCTTTCTCTTTCTACTTCCAAGCGAGCAGCTGCTTCTGCTGCATCGGCTTGGTCTTTCATTGCTTTGCGTTGTTCCTCGGCCTGTTTGAGTTCAAGTTCCTTCGCTTGCATTTGAATTACTGGGTCTTGGGCTGCTTGTTGCGCTTGTTGGGCAGCGATTTCGGTCTGATTTCGCTGTAACAAGGCATTGGAAGCATCGACCGCCATTTTTGAGATCTGAACTTCCAAATCTCGTGGGATGGCTTCGTCCTCTTCGCCTGTTGGCAATGGGATTCCCATCATTTCTTCCATTTGTTTCTTATATTCAAAGGCTAAATGCTGTTGAATATGCGCCATCGCAGCCGAGGCAATTGCCTGAGCCTGTGGGTTTTGACCCATTAAAGCGGCAATCTTGGGGTCTTTCATGGCATTCATATGAATCGTAATGTGTGCCTGATGATCCTGATACATAAACGCCTTCACAGGCTTCATGTTTAGGATGTTCATGTTCTCCGTAATCGGATCTTCAGGCATCTGATCATCTTCAATCTTGACCAGCTTCTTAGCGTTCTTAATTCCCAAGACTTCTAACATCTGGCGGTGCAGCTGTCCTAAGTCATAGAGCTGAGGAGCTTGTTGAGCTAATTGTAAGACGGCTTGGTACTGAACAACCTTCTGGCTCATCGTTGCTGCATTTGGGTCACTTACTGGGATTACATCGCAGTTATCGTAGTCCGACTGCTTGGCAAAGCGGTTTCCTACATCAGGTTGGTAACTATATTCGTCAGGTGTGTAGTCACGGATGATGTCTTTTAGGAGTTTGAGCTCTTGTTTCATGGAGTAATGAACACGGGCTTGGACTGCCGACATCACTTTAAGAGTGCGCTCTAGGATTGCCAGAGTCGTACCGACTGGGGTGTTGGCTGACATATCGGCAATCTTCATGTCGGAAGCCGAGGCAAAGCGCCTTCCTTCTTCTACGATAGTTCCCAGTAAGGTATATAAAACTTGGCTGGGTTCTTTGTAGGGAAGGGGGAGGATGTTGTCTTTTAGCGCCCCAGAAGGAACGTCAACGTCCCTAAACTCTCCTGGGGAGATTGGGGTGTCGTCACCTTTGACTCGCATGCCACGGGTCTTAAAGCCACCTGGCAAGTTCGAGAGGGTTCCAGCATCCACGAGCTGCCGAATAAGACTAGTACCAGACTTAGCAAAAGCACCGACAAGGTGAATAAGCCCAAAACAATAAAAGCCAAAGCCTGGAACATAGCCATAATGGACGAAATGTTGACGTTTTTGCTTAGTTTCATCTTCGGGTCTCCAATTTCTACGGATCGCTAATACCTGTTGCGTTCCCTTTTCAATGGTCACAATATAAGGTAAGGCGATTCCTGTAGGTTCTCCGTCTTTATCTTTGTCCTCAAACCCTTCAATATCTAGGTTAACCTGAATTTCAAGGATTTTATAGCGGTCATCTGAGGTAGCCTGAAAGCCCATTTTCTGGGCGATCTTTTTCTCTACCTCATCAAAGGCGGTGCTAGGAGTGCCTAAGTCTACGTCTTTATAAAATCCTGCTACTTGAAGTTTGCGTAATTCATTCTCGGTCTTACGCATGACGTGGGTCACACGCTCTGCGGTCTGTAGGTCAGAAGCGCCATAGGGAACAATTAAGTCTTCTGCGGGTACGAATAAGGACACTTGCCGATCTAAGGATGGATCAAAGTAAACTTTCTTAAAGGCGTTACCTGAAAGTCCAAGTCCCCAACACATTCTCTCGTGCTCTGGGCGGTATTCAGGCATTTCTTCGGTGATCTGGTAGTTCATGTCCTTTTGAACACGATCCGCAGCTGCCATCTTCTCAGCGGTTTCTTTGCCTACAATCACGGTCTTTACGGGTCCAGCTGGAGGCAAAGTCTCCATTACGGTTTCGGCTTGGAATTTGACCAAGGCTTCGGAGAGGAGGGGGTGATAGACACCACAGGCGCCTTCCCAAGGTTCGGTTCGCTCTTCAATCTTCATTCCCAAGAGCTCGATGCCGTCTGTATAAGTCTGCATCCATTCCTTACGGGCGCCAATATCGGAGTCAACATCACCTAATAAGTCGCCAGCGATTTCATTTAATTCACCGTCACTTAAGTATTCGGCAAGGTTAGCGTCAAAGTCGTCTGCGCTTTCCTCTTTTGGTTCGATCTCAATCTCTAAGCCATCGATCCCAATTTTGACCGACTCTGGATCTTCGATCTCGATTTCAATTGGTTCTTGTACAGCTGCTTCAAGACCTTTAGGTAATTCATAGAGTGATTTTTCAATAGACATATCGTTCCTTAGTAATAACTGACTGCTCGCTTAGACTTGAAGTACTTAATGTCGTCTTCCTCGTCTGTTTGTAATCGGATAAAACCGCCTTTTCTAAATCGTATCAACGCTTGTGTTGCGGAGTCTACCAAGTCGTCATGGTCTGAATTGGGAAATGCTGCCATTTCTTCAATCACTTCTTCAGCCCAGCGCTTTCTTGGCGCCCATACTTTTCCTGATGCAAAGATGTCTGCTACAGAGTTTACACGGGTGATCTTGTCATTACCACGGGTTGGCGTAAATTCTTGTACAGGGATACCCATTCTTCGTAGCTCAAAAACTAGCGGAGCACCCGAAGCCTTAGCCTCTACTATAAACGCATCTGGCTCCCATTCCTTATACATTTCCATGGCTCGGATTTTTAATTCGGGGAACTCTAGGCGTTCTTTTAAGGCGTCTAAGAGAATGATATGCACATCCGTAGGATCTTCGTCTTTACAAAAGACCCCCCAAGTGGTGCATGCCGAGTAGTCACTTCGTTCATTTTTTGTAAAGGCGGTATCCCAAGACTGGATAATAAAGTCACAAATCGGTGGATTATCTTTCTCCCAGACTTGCCACCATTCTCGTTTGACTAGGGCGCCTTCTTCCGCACTGGGATCTTGTTGGTACTGGGCTGACCATTTGGAGATTGGGAGTTCGTTTTTTAATTTTTCTAATTCCTCTAAAGACCAAAACTCAGGCCATAAGGATAAACCACTAGGCATAATAGCGGGAAGACTGATAACCTCCCATTCGTCTCCGTCTCGTTCAACCATAGACTGGAGGACTCTACCCGTTAAATCTCGTTTACCCCAACGGGTCATAACGATTACGATAGATCCTCCAGGTTGGAGACGCTGACGTGGACCTGAAGTAAACCATTCATGGACTTTGTCGTAGACCGAAGGGTCGGATGCGGCTAAAGCTGCCTCTTGTTCCGAGTGTGGGTCATCAATAATGAGCAAATCTGCTCCTTTACCAGTAACGGTACCGCCCACACCAATAGCAAAATAATCACCGTTGGCGTTAGTAGCCCAACGACCAGCAGCCTTGGAATCAGTGCGCAAAGCGACATTGGGGAAGATCTTGGCATAGGTTTCTCCATCAACTAAGTTTCTAACTTTCCTACCAAAGCCTACCGCTAGTTCGGCAGTGTTTGAACACTGAATGACTTTTTTATGCGGATATCTGCCTAGAAACCATGCAGGGAGAAGATATGACGCAAACTCAGATTTAGTATGACGAGGAGGCATATTAATAATAAGGCGTCTAACTTTACCATCGGCAATCTCCTCAAATTTT